GTGGGAAATTGACATGGAACATTCCGTTACAATGGCAATATGCAATCGGTATTATAAACCGAAGCACCCCAAACAAACTAAAATGGAGGTTGTAAAATGAGAATGTTTATTTTATCGCTTGTCTGTATTGTATTGAGCGGATTGGGTTACGGGTGGTTAATTGTGCATCACCCGTATGTAGCCCAGTGCATCGGAATATCAATGGTGGGGTTGGGTGGTATCATTTGGATTGTTGTGATGTTTAACGCAATAAAAAGGGGGCAATGAAGCCCCCCATCCTATGATATGACAAATAACAAACGGATTTGGCAAAGATACTAAATTTTATTTGTATATTTGTGGCGTTAACGGGATGTAGGCTATCCATGATGTTAAACGATATTTACCCCTTTGGGATGGTTGGAAGCCTACTCCGCCACCCCATTGGGGTTTTTTGTTTTAGATGAAAAGAAAATTTACAGGCGTATGGATTCCAAGAGAGATTTGGGAACATCAAACACTTTGCCCGTTGGAAAAATTCCTTTGGGCGGAGATTCACTCACTTGATGGTGAGGATGGTTGTTTTGCATCAAATGATTATTTGGCAAACATGGTCGGGTGTTCAACCAGGCGAGTGCAACAAATGATTTCAAACCTTAAAAAATTGTATCTGATAAAAGTACAGTTGACCAATAATTCGGAACGGGTTATTCGGATGGCGATATCGTTTGTTGGTGTTGATACACCCACTAAATATATTGCAACCCCACATGAAATTAATTTCGTACCCCCCACGAAAGATATTTCACCCATAGATAATAATAGAGATAATAATAAAGAAAAGAATAAAGGGAAACAAGTTTCCAAACCAAGTGAAAATGATTGTATTCAGTATTTTCAAGAAAAGAAATTTGAATCAATTGAAGGGTCCCGTTTTTACCATTATTGGGAATCAATGGATTGGACCCGCCGTGGCGGTGCGAGAATCGTACAATGGAAATCCGCCGCGAGTAATTGGATGTTAAAATTAGACCAACCAACAACACAGATTTCAACAAATAAACTTAAACTTGCCACACTATGAACAAACAACAAATCGTACTCGCCAACATTCTGTATTATGACACGGCCCGTCATTTTTTACCCCAAGTAAACCAAAAATGGTTCACGGATCCATTCGCAAAACGATTGGTCGAGGTTATGACCAATATGTATTTGAATGATGAACCCATCGACATCGTAACCTTGGCACAACATTTTGAACGGATGGACATGGTGAAAATTGTTAAACTGCAACAAGAAGCCAGTGGAATCCATGACATTAAACCACACTTAAAATATCTTGAATACGAGTATTTGCGGAATGAGTTGGTCCGTAAAATTAGCGGGATTGACATTGATAAGGATTTGAAAAGTTTAGTCAACGACATTCAAGATGCGTTAGAGATGGTGACATTCTCAACGAATAAAGAACCCGAACAGATTATTAAGTTGACCAACCAAGTGGTTGACAATATCATTGAGAATACCAACAAAGGGAACGCATTAACGGGGCGTGAAACGGGGTGGAAGTTTTTAGATAAGTATTTAGGCGGTTACAACGAAGGGGATATGATAGTGGTGGCGGGTCGCCCAGGGATGGGAAAAACTGCATTGGCATTATCATTGACCAAGGAGTTCGCCAAATTGGGAGGCAAAGCGTTATTTATGTCATTGGAAATGTCAGCCGAGCAATTGGCAAAAAGATATATTTCCTTATTGGGCAATATCGACAATTGGAAGATTCGCAACGGATCGTTACAAGCGTACGAAATTGACAAAGTGATTGAGATGGCAAACACACAGACCATTAATTTTTGGGTGGATGATGATGTGGACACGCGGTTAAGCCAAATCAAAGCAAAGGCAAAAATTCACAAGTCACGCCACGGGTTGGGATTATTGGTGATTGATTACATCCAATTGATGAAAGGAACAAAAGACATGAGGGAACAAGAAATTGCCGAAATATCGCGTGGGCTTAAATTGTTGGCAAAGGAGTTGAAAATCACGGTGATGGTGTTAGCACAGTTATCCAGAAAATCCGAGGAACGGGCCGACAAACGACCATTGTTATCAGACCTTCGCGAATCGGGTGCCATTGAACAAGATGCCGACATCGTTATGTTCCCATTCCGACCAGCGTATTACCAGGATGAAAAACCCGAAATTGAAGATGCCCAACTTATCATCATGAAAAACAGAAACGGGGAATGTGCATCCATTCCAACATTTTACGAAGGGCGTTTGACAAGTTACACAGAAAATACCCAACCAAAAATTTCATCACCTTTTGAATTTTGAAATTAAAATAGTATAATTGTATCGACAAATATGAAAATGGATATCAAACAAACGGTGATTGACTTGCTAACGCAGTACACCGACTTCAAAGACAACGACCAACAATTGGTTGCATGGTATTGGAAATTGGAAATGGAGGCGATGGGATACCCATCATCCAACACCACCGCGATGAACTTCTTAAAATTAATGGCCAATGGGCGGTTAACATCCTCCGACACCATTACACGGGTTCGCAGGTTGGTGCAAGAAGAAACACCCGAATTGCGTGGTAAAAAGTACGATGAACGCCAGGCCAAACAATCACAAGTTAAAAAGGATTTAGGATATTGAAATGACAAACAATAAACAACAGACGGCAGTGGAGTGGTTCTTAATTGAATGCGGAAAATATGGTGATACTGCACAAATTCCAGATGAAGTAATTGACCAAGCCAAAGAAATGGAGAAGGAAAGAATTGAAACTGCATACAACAAAGGAACAGTTCATGGAATTGATTATCCTGAAAGTACATTACCAATAACTGGTGAACAATACTACAACGAAACCTACGGAGGAGGTGAGCAATGACACCAAAAGAAAATGCAATTTATTTAATACATCTATTTAATCGTGGGGGATATGGTAAAATAAACGCAAGGATTTGTGTTGAAGAAATTTTAAGTATAAACTCCGTTGACAAGGATGAGGATTTATCAAACTATTGGGAAGAAGTAAAACAAGAAATTGAAACCTACGGAGGAGGTGAGCAATGACAAACGGAAGCGTTCAATGGTTTTTTGACAAATTGATTGAAAATGGAATTATAATTGTTAATCGAACAACATACCAGGCCAAATACAGACATGAAATACTTTTGGAACAAGCCAAAGAAATGGAAGTAATGGGAAAGGAAATGAGTTATGACGATGGTTATGCGGAGGGTTATAAACGGGCATTGGATTACATGACCATGTCAATTAAAAACGCAATTGAAACAAAATAATGTTAAACGAAGAAATTACACCCATAGACCAGTTGATTGAATGGTTACAGATAAACCACAATCTTGAAATACCAACGGATTTATTCCACGAATTAAAACGGGATGAAAAAATCCACGCCCAATGGTGGTATAACAAAGGATTTACAAAAGCCAAATCAATCTATTTAGACGCGGAATGAAACACCTTGAAAGCCGTATGCAAGTGCAATGTGTAAAGTGGTTCCGACTACAATACCGCCAAATGGGGGATTTATTAATCCATGTTCCCAATGGTGGATCACGCGATTTGTTTACGGCCCAAAGGTTAAAAGCGGAGGGAGTTGTCCCAGGTGTATCGGATTTGGTATTGTTTATGCCCAACCTAACCCACCACGGGTTATTCATTGAGTTAAAAATCAAACCGAATAAGCAATCCGAACATCAAAAGAAGTGGCAATTGATGGTCGAGGCCATGAATTACAAATATGCGTTGGTATATTCGTTTGAAGATTTTATGCTGCAAATAGAAAGTTACTTTGATAACGCTTAACGATATCGCCAAACGCCACATTGAATGGATTAAAATAGCCAAATACTTGGGTGCGAATCGTGATGAGGTCGATGATATGGTACAAACGATGTATTTGAAGTTGGGGGAAATACAAATCAAGGAAGGTTCACTAAACAGATTCGCCAATTACAACGGAACAATCAACACCATCTATCTTTTCAAAATGCTACATAATGCGTTTATAGACATCAAACGGGCAGAAAACAAGACAATACCACACCAAGACCAATTTAACCCCGTAG